TGATTCAACCGAGCGGGAGGATTTCGTATTCTTCGACCAGCATTTTGAACCATTCAAAGCAGTCTTGGTACTGCACATAATTCTCGCCGCTCGGTTGAATCAGGCCTTGATTGACGTATAACCTATACGGCACGCCTTCGCGCTCTTGCAATTCGTCGATCTTGTTCTCAGGCATGAAGAACTTTACGAACGTGTGTAGCTTGCCAGCTTTTTCGATCAATACGCAGCAGGCGGTCAAGTCGGTCGTCTGTGACAGGTCTATGCCTCCTACGCAGTAGGACGATCTAAACGCGTCTAGCGTGTATCGTTCACCGGTCACTGCATCGACCACGTCGTACGGCAGCCACGCCTGCGTGCTGCTTTGCTTGATGTTGCAATACTTGGTCATGAACTCGGCGCGCTTGCTTCGACTGTTTCGCGCGATTTCGATTTCTTCCAAGAAGAAGTCGACCGTCACGCTGACGCCCATGTTCGGATTTGCCTTTTTGAGCTCTTCGATGTCGTCCCATTTCTTTACATCGTCGATCATGTAAATGATCGGGAGCAGACGACGTTCGGCGCTGCTGCCGTTTAACACTGCAGTGGACCGAAGCATGAGCTCATCATACGGCCCATCGTTCACGTAACCGGCCGTACTGATCGACAAAATCATCGGCTGCTTACGCGCACCTAACGCGGACTTCATGACTTCGTATTGTTTTAAACCTTGCTCCGCAGGCCAGCTGGCGATTTCGTCGCAGACAGTCATATGCGGGTTAAATCCATCAGACTTTTTTGCATTGAACGCCAAAGGCTTGACGGAGCAATTAGTTTCTTCGAGATATATATCCGATCGACGCTTTTGAGCCAAATTCATAAGCTCCGGCTCGCGCGCGATCATTTTGTGGAAATTGTCGTAAACGATTGCCGCTTGTTCCAACTTAGGAGCAAGGCAATAAATTTTCGCGCCGTACTCGCCATCGAGATAAGTCATATACGCGATACAAGCCGACGCGAACAAGCTCTTGCCGTTTTTTCGACCCATGACCAAGAACACTTCGCGAAAAATTCGCAAGCCGTTCTCGTCAACAATGCCGAACATAAGACAAACAGTTGACTTCTGCCACAATTCGAGCTTGATATAATCATCTCGACCTTCGCAGTGTCGGCAAAAGGTTTCGATGAACTCGATCGCTCGATTTGCTTTTTTCGCGTCGAAATAAAAAAGACCATCGCTCAATCCCGCGATGATCTTGTCATACAGTAGTTTTATCCATTTACCGACAACGATCTCACCGGATTGTATTTTAGAATGATATTCGTGTATGTAACTCGCGAACGGTGTCATCTGTTCATCATCGCTTCCAATCTGCTTTTCTTTTGCGCCGGAGGCACAATTTCGAGCAATTGTTTCACGATGGCGTTGAGATTTTTTGTGAGGCTGATATGCACATCAGCCGCCGCAGCTTTTTTCAAGCCGCTTTGATTTTCGCCGTTTTGATAAGTTTCTACCCAGCCCGACGCGTTGAGCTGTTCCTCCAAATCTTCCAAACTGATCGTGATGAAAGCGGCGCGATCAATGAGCGATTGGCATGTTTGAAGTTTATTAGCGTCCAAACCTTCGAAAAGGCTCAAAAGTCGTTTCTTTTCTCGGGCGATACGCGTTTCTTTTTTTAATTTCGCCATATCTACACCCCTTTCACGTGTTTGTGGGAAGAAAATTAAAGCTCTCTCACCGGTCTCCCCGCGACGTATTCTGGACGCGGCATGGGGGCTGTCCGCTTGCCTTAATAATCTGTATTGCGAATAATCTCTCCATTCGGTCCGTATAAACATCGACCTGCTTTTGCTTTTCGCGGATCAACTTCACGATTGTGACATGTTTGACATTCGTATTTGAAAAGCTCAGGATTTAGGCTTATATTCGGATCGTTGCAGTTGTCATCATCAAGCCAAATAATATGATGCACAATCTTTCCAGGTTCATCGTGACATACTTCACACAAACCACCGTCAATAGCTTTCCGATGTTTAATGTATGAATGCTTGGCTCTGTACCAAGCCCTGCTTTTGTAGAATTCCTTTTGTGTCAAAATCCCTTCCACCCACCGCACCAGCGTATCCTATGCCGGTATATACACTCATGAAATTCGTATGATATAACTGGAATAACCTTCCAGCTATTCATGATAAAATTATATCACCACATCGAGTTTCATTTAGTCCCTTGCCACACATGAAAATATAAGTGCATCAAGTGCATCAAGTGCACCCATATTTCTATAAAACTCTCAGGAAAGACGCTAAATGTTATAAAATCATATATTTACCGCCTTTCCTGAAATAGTTTTGTAGATGTTGATGCACTTGATGCACTTGATGCAATTGGTAAAAAAGTCTTTATATATCAATGGTTCCCGCGATTTTTTAAGTGCACCCACACCTCAAAAAAGTGCATCAAGTGCATCATGTTCATAATTTAGACATATATGAACAGATTATGAACATGATGCACTTGATGCAGTAAGTGCACCCAACTTTAGTTGGCTAAAGTGCGTTAAGGTGCATAAAAAACACGCCTTCGCTCAATGCGATGGCGTGTTGATGTGTTTTTAATCGTCGAATTGTTGATCGTCGTAGGATCGATGGAGCAATTCCTCGATCATGTTCACGACGTAATCCGGTGGGATCCTGATGCCTGCAGACCAATTTTGCACTGTACGAAGCGGGATCCCAAATTTTCGCGCGAGTTCGGTTTGTCCGATGTTGTATATTTTGCAGATTTGCTTGATGGTCTTGGTTTCGTTCATTTTTTATCTTCCTTCCTCATTTTGGATTCACCGGTCATGTTCAAATATTTTCCGTTGCGTTTGATTTGCACGACCAAGTCACAACCGTCGCAGCGGCATCGAATGCCGAAAGGCCGTTTGGTGATTTTGTACGCTTGCGGGATGCTGCGTTGAATTGCTTTCAAATAATCGTTGATGTCTTCGTAGTCTTTTTCGTCTTGCCACCTGTGCCACAGGTCGATCAAAAAATCAGCGTCGTCGCGTTTGATTTTGTCCCAAAGTGTTTGAGCATTCATTCCGATCGTCTCCTTTATTCGTTGATTTCGCGAAGTTCGATGTCGTCGAGGTGATAACCTATTTCGAGCAAGAAATTGACGGCCGTTTCGCGATCGGGCGCACTGACGTCTCCGATGTAGCCTTCGTGGTCGATATATGCTGCGAATAACATGATCATCACCTCCTTTTTATTTCATTTTTATTATACACCCATTGAGTGTAATTCTCAAGAGATCGGGAAACGATCGGCGATAATTCCTTTGTCGATGAGGAATTCGGTTTCGTGATCGTAGCTCGGAATTTCAAAATGATCGCGCGGGAATTGAGTGATCCATTCTTGGTGGTCGAGATCGGTTTCGAAAACAGCGGACGGTATGAACCATCTTTCGACGGTCGTGCGTTCGTTAATACCGAAGCCGCCAGAACGCTTTCGATATGCTCGAGCGTAGCCGTTAGTAGGGAATTCGACTCTGATCATGGGTTGACCGTTTTTCTTGGATGTGCCGAACGCTTTGACGATGCCTTTCGTGAACAACCAACCATTCCACCCGGAACGATTCGGCGCGAAACAATAAGTCGGCACTTGCACGAGTTGATCGATTTTGACGTTTTTCGCGATTTTCATAATTTTTTCCTTTCAATACTTGACAATTTTTTCCGCCTGTGATATAATGTTCGAGGAAGAGCGGGGCGGTTCCGCTCAACCTCTTTTAGGGACTTATCAGATGCTTTGGTCGGTGTCGGTAGGTTCCTTTTTTAATTCGTTCGCGATTTCGTGGATTCGTTGTTTCGCTTCGTTTTTGTCGGTTGACAGGTCGATGATGATTTCGATTGATTTGAGCAGCGCTTTCAGTTGTTTGTTGGTCATTGTTTTTTCCTCATGTTTCATTGTTTTTTGTTACCGCCTTTCTGTAATCTCTCTTTGATTACTTACATATTATACACCCAATGAGTGTAAAAATGGCTACAAAGTTTCTAAAAGAATGTAAACAAGCTGCTAACAATTAAAAACACCACCGAAAAAATCGATGGTGTTCTTTTGTTTATACGTTTTTCAGCTTTTCGATTGCTGTTTTTCGGATGCGAAATATTTGCGATCGTTCATAGTACATTTTATATCCGACTTCTTCCCACGTCAGGCCGTCGATGTAGTGCAAACGAATCGCTTGACGTTCGCGAGGTTCGAGCGTTTCGATCGCGTTTTCGATCGCGATGAGTTGATTGTTCAAGTTACGGATTGATTCGTCGTAATTTCGCAGTAAAACACTTGATGGATCGCGTTCGACGCGTAAAACGTTTATTTCTCGAACTAACGATTGAAGGTGATCACGTTCGTTTTTGATGTCGCGATATTGTCGCAGCTGTTTTTCCGTCATTCGTCGTTCGCTCCTTCGTCGTTCGTTTTTTCAGATCGTTCGGATGCGGGAATGATGCGGATTTTTTCACGACGAGTTTTTTCACGTTTGACGATTTTCAACGCTTCGGCCGCGATTCGAATGTTTGTCCATTCTTCACGGAACCACGTTTGCCATTTTCCGCAGCGTTCGGCGGTGCAATTTGATGTCTCGTCGTGCGGGCATTTTTTGCAACATCCAGCTTTGAATTTTTTACCGTTCATGGTCGTGCTCCTTTTCCTCCTTTATAATTTCGCTGTGAATTTTTTTTGTTTGCCGCTCAAATAAATGATCGGCGTTTCCTTGCTAGACGGCTTAAATTCACCCGCTTCACCGTATCCGCCATAGTTGAGATTGGCTGCCGTGTTGATGAAAAGTTTATCAACCAACGCGACTGAGCTGTTCGACGGGTCAACGCGATGAAATGCTTGACGAATAATCATTGGCAGATGCGTGTGCGAGTGTATGTATATATCCGCGTCGATGATTGATGCCATGTCGGCCAAACGATTAGCTTTCGCGCCTTCCTTGCGTCCTCCGCCGCTTCCGTGCAGAGCGTAGATTGTATAGCGGATTTTGCGTTTGTGTA